AATGTCTCTGGCCGGAAGGCCGCTGGGAATCTTGATAGGCATGTTTCCTATTATGGTGCGGACCCGGATATGGCGTATTCGGCGGTTTTCATCGACGGTCCGCAGCGTTATACGAAAAAACGGATAACGCGTTATCGGATATGCGATTTCACTAGCAGCGCAATATGCGACACGCCGATTTGACTTATTAGCCAACATCCGTAAAGTAATTAGAGCTGCCTCAATGAAGGCAAGCCGACGCGGGGTGGAGCAGCTCGGTAGCTCGCTGGGCTCATAACCCAGAGGTCCATGGTTCAAATCCATGCCCCGCTACCAACGCCTCCGGTTTCACATCGAAGAAACCGGAGGCTTTTTCTATATCCTCAAGGTTCCACAGAACACGACCCGTCATCTTCTGCGAAATCGCAGACGGATTGAACCCCATTGCCGCCGCCAAGTCCTTTTGCGATACACCGCGCATCGCCATCGCAATGCGCATATTCTGAGTCACGATTGCCTGAAGGCCACCGCCCTTGCCTTCATTAGTCTTCTTCTGTGTTTTCGGGCTTAATGTTGCTGTAGTCATGCAAACAATATTAAGCCTAGCTAACTTATATTTCAACTTTCAACATTCCCGATTTGACATCTAAATTAGCTCGGTGTATCTATATGGGCTATGTCTACTTTGAAATTAGATGGGCTAAATTCCGGTCAGATAGTGAAACGTCTGGCTGGGTTCAACGGCGAGTCTTTGAAACAAATCGCTGGCACCATCGGCATATCTCCGTCTGCTTTGTCTCAGAAATGCTCTGGACGAATCAGCTTTAGCGCTGAAGAAATCGCCACACTGGCAGAACATTTCAATGTCGCATCTGACGTGCTCCTTGGGCGAGCTCCGTTGGAGGTGAAGTGATGCTGATTCGTGATGCTTCTGGAGCTGTTGCTGTTGTCTCGGCCGAAACCGTGAAGATGGCTGGCGAGGGCTGCATCGTCCTTAATGCGCGCGCCGTGTACATCCATAATCAGGCGTTGACGCCAGAGCAGGCCGCGATTGTCAAGCGTGGTGTCATGGCCACGCTCGACGATCCAGCGGCGTTAGAAGATCTGCATGGGAAGCACGACGTCACCGGCGTCAATCTGCCACCACGGGACTGCCTTGGGGTTGATGGTGATGGCGTGGATGCTCATGTCGGGAAACCTGACGGTCTGGATGAAGCTGGTGCCGGACTTCAGACGTTCGGAGAGTTCACTGACCGTGGAGGCCGTCGCGCCGGTGATGGTAAGCGGCGTGGTCGTTCCCAGGTAAAGGGCGAAGTCGAATGTGGTTTCGTCGCTCATTGTTCTTCCTTCCTTCGTTGTTTGAAAGGTTTGGTTTGTGCGATTACAAGCCTATCGCTGCGGAGGAAGGAGCCTAACCGTCCATCCATGAATCAAGGAGCAGTGAAATGAGCGTTTTCAATCCGGAATGCACCAGCAATTACTTCCAGGTGCAGGACATCGACCCGTCGGAATGCACCGGCGGCAATCCCTACGGCTTCGCCTGCCGCATCAAGGTGGGCGGACGATCGTTCGATTTCGATGGCTTGGACATGGGCGACCTTCAGGCGATGAAGGGCGCGATTAACAAGGCGATGACGCACGCGCGGCGTGCCCGTCGTGAATGGGAAGGAGCCCAGGAATGAGCGTCACGGTCAAACGTGTGGACAGGAAAAGCAGGCAACGTTTTTACGAGCTGATCGTTGAGACGGAAGAAGGCATCACCGTGCGCGTCCCGTTCAACGGTTACGAGCTTGACGATCTTGAGAAACAGATCGACCGATGCTTCAACGAGGATTGACGTGAAACGTTTCATCAAGACCGTTCTTCTGATTCTGCTCAGCCCCTTCGTGTTGTTCATGCTGGGGCTGGTGCTCGCGATCGTCCGTCTGGGTGATTTCCTCACGGACGACTGACAAAACCGAACGGCATATGGGGCGTATGGCGTACCCCTGCCACCGCTGAGCCGGGTTAGCGACCGGTAACGCCAGGCGCGTGGCTATCGCGCCATTTGCGAGACGAAATTTAGCTCCCGACCCTCTCAGGCCGTCGATTAAGGCGGAATCGGGCGACCATAGGCGGCTTCGGCCGCGGTCTGATTGGGGACCATTCCCGGCGGCTTCGGCCGCTCTTGTTATCGACGGCGCGGCTCCGACCGAAACGTTGTGCGAGACCTTTGGAATCTGTTGACGGCCCGGCCGGGGAATCTCGGCCGAGCGTTTTCATCAGCAGATTCTAGGTCTTGACCTCTCAAGCACTCACCAACCGAAAGCTACGAATGAATGGAGATTGAGAAATGAGCAGGGCAACGTTCCCCGACAAGTTGAGGATGCAGATGCGGATGGCTCTCCCGATGATCGATAAGAACATCAGGTGCAAGGCCAACACCTCGCGGCAGTCTTTGATGCAGGCGTCCGGATTGAACGACAACCAGCTACAGGCCGCTCTAAGAATGGCCTACGGGGAGAAGGGCGTGCCGAGTCCCGTCTACCGCTCACCCACCGCAGGCAAGATGTACGATTCCGAGCCGCTGCTCCGGGTGCTGGCGAAATGGTGCGGGATGTGGGACTATGTCATCGAGGATTGAACCATCTCTGCACGAGGTGCTGAACTATCCGGACGAATCACGCAGGATGCTCATGCAGGGCTTCGCCGACAAGGTTGACCGGATCGCAAGCAACAACCGGCGCACCGACATCGAACTGTTCCAGGTCTGCCGGGCGCTCAACGAGCCGAACGTGCCCACCCTGCTCAGTCTTCGTGAGAAAGGCTTGCCGGCATACAAGGCCGGAGAATGGCGCATCGACTGCCGCAGCTTTCGCAAATGGGCCACGACGTACACGCCATACCACCCGAACCGCAAACCGCAAGCCATCTATAAAGAGGAGCAGCTGTTTTGAAACCGCAGATCCGCATATCGCTCGCCGTCGAGGACCACGACCGGCCACAGCCCGGCGACGTGGAGATAGGCCAGAGCATCATCAACCCGGACGGGCCGAGCATGATCTGGCACGACATCTCGAAGGCCGACTGGCCGCTGCTCGCCGCGAAACTGGAACAGATCGCGCTTCTGCTCAGGGAGAAGGCGAGATCGTGACGTGCATCAGGATGTTGAGCACTGCTGAGGCGTCTGAACGGTTGTGCGTCAGTCAGCGCACGCTGATCCGATGGCGGCAGTCGGTCCCGATCATCGGCCCTCCACCCATCCGTATCGGCAACGCCATCCGATACGCGGAACAGGACGTGAACTGTTGGATACTCACCCAACGAGAGAAAGGCAAGAAGGCATGAGAAGGCAAACGGTAGACCCGCGCATCAGATCGAAGGTCATCGCGACATGGGGCAACTGCTGCTGGCTCGGCATGCCCGGCTGCTCCATCACGGCGACGGAGGATGACCACATCATCCCGTTCAGCCATGGCGGAAAGGACACCGTGGCGAACCTGCGCCGCGCCTGCAAGCACTGCAACGCGATGCGCCAGGACCGCGTGCTGTCAGGATACGGCGCGACGATGCATGTCGTCATCGGACCGCCACGAGCCGACTTCGGCATGGCCATGCAGTCCATGCTCCGCCGTGACAGCATCGTGGTCAGCTTCGACAGCCTGCTGCGCGACCTGTGCCCGACGCAATCCAAAGCAAGCGATGGGCTCCGCCTCGCCGCCGCGATGGCATGGGACGGTGCGGCACGCACATTGGCCAAAAGCTCCGAGCCGTTGGATGTGTGGCTGGTGCGCACACTGCCACGCTCCCGCCGCCATCCCGACATGCTATCGGAATGGATAGCACTGGACTACGATGTGCATGTCATCGAGACGCCGGCATCCGAAACGTTCGCGCTCGACCTCTCGCACCAGGAGTATCGGACGGCGCAGCAATGGTACTCGCTGCACCTCACGCAGCAGGCGGTGGATGCCCGCATGGCCGCGAGACGGCAAAGGCTCGCCGCTCTCGGCCTGAGGCACGGCGACGACACGGCTCGGCCACGCTGGTAGCGGTTTTTTAAACAGTCGACCGCCCGAAGACCCCGCGCCAAGTCTTTTCTCCCCCCAGAACCATGCAAAAAAGTGGAAAAACGTTGGAAAACCAAGGAAAAACAAACATGAATCAAGGAATATTGGAAGGTTTCGAGGAATACACGCATCCCTACGGCATCATCGGCCTTCAGGAGCAGGCGACCCTGAATCTCATCAAAAGCTTCATGGACGGCAAGACGTTGACGCCGGAAGCCACCTACATCTGCAAGTCGATGCTCTCGATCGCCAGGAACATCGACCTCCAGAACAACAAGGGACGCGAAATCAGCCGTAACATGACCTCGCTGCTCACATGGTTCCAGGAACTCAAGTCGATGTATCCGGACCAGCCGCAGCTCGACCCGACGCTGACCGACTTCATCGCCGACGCGAAGGCCGGACTGTGACCATGCTCATGCGCGGCGGCACGAAACGCGACGAATCACGGCCGACAGACGGCGCGATCGTGGCAAGGACGGCCGAGATGCTCGGCAAGCCATTGCTGCCGTGGCAGCGCTACGTGGCCGACGTGGCCGGGGAAATCGACCCGGACACCGGCACGTACTTTTACGACCGCGTGGTTTTGAGCACGCCGCGCCAGTGCGGCAAGAGCACGCTGATCGATACCGAGGACACGCGCAACGCGCTGCTCGGACCTGACCGGAAGATCTATTACCTCGCGCAGACCGGCAAGGACGCCGAGAAGCATTTCAAGGACTTCGTGCAGCAGCTCTCGAAATCGAAGCTCGCGCCGTTCGCCCTCAAGCCGAGGCTTTCCAACGGCGGGATGGAGCAGCGTTTCCGCAACGGCAGCTTCATCTGCCCGCTGGCCGTGACCAAAGTGGCCGGCCATGGCACGCAGATGGACAAATTCACCATCGATGAGGCGTTCAGCCTGGACGACGAGACCGGCAAGCTGATCCTCGACGGCATGGCACCGACCATGAACACAAGACTTCATTTCACCGGCGTCCAGCCGCAGATCTGGATCACCTCGACCGAAGGCACGGCAGATTCCACGTTCCTCAACGGCCTGCTCGACTCCTTCCGCGCCGGAAACGTGCCGACACGCACCTGCTGGTTCGATTTCGGCATCCCCGACGACGCCGACCCCGAGGACTTCCAGACGATCCTGAAATGGCATCCGGCCGCCGGACTGCTCTGGGACGTCCGGCAGCTGCGCGACTTCCGTGAGCAGTTCGCCGGCAACGAGGCCGGTTGGGCGCGCGCATTCGGCAACCGTCGGGACAACGGCGTGGCCGAGCGCGTCATCCCCGACGCGCTGTGGCAATCGACGTTGGCCACGCCGATCACGCCGGACCGGATCGACGGCCGACCCGTGGTGATCGCCGCCGCCGTGGATGTGGATGCCACGAACACGTCAGTCTCCGCCGCGATCGTCAACACGGACGGCACCGTGACCGTGCAATTGCTCGAGGTCCTGGACGGCACCGGCATGGCACCCGCCGAAATCACGAGAATCTGCGACACCTACCACGCTCCCCTGGTCATGGACTGCAAAGGGCCCAACGCCGACCTGCACGACCGGCTCGCATCCATGACCGACGAAGCCGGAGACCCACTGATTGACTTCATCGCCATGCAATCATCCGACTACCTCGCCATCGGCCAGGCATTCGTCAGCGGCCTGCAGAACCGTCTGATACGCCACGCCGCCGATACCGAGCTCGACGCAAGCGCGGCCAACTGCGCAAGGACGTGGAGCGGCGACGCGTGGCGCGTCACACGACGTGGCAGCACCGGGCTGACCTCGCCGATCGAATCATGCATGCTGGCCGCGTGGGGTGCGCATCACCTGCCCTCGGGCGGAGCGTTGCAGATCTTCTGACCTGTCACCGTTTGTCACCGTTTGTCACCGGATGTCACTGAATGTCACCGTTTTTTTGGCCGTGACGGAACCGCGGCCATATTCTCGGCGGCATGAACCTTTGGAAACGAATGAAGATCGCCGGCCGAGTGCTCACGCGCGGCGCGGACGGCACGGACATGCCGGAAGGCGTCAAGCCACCGGCACGGCGTTCGGCCACCGAACCGCTTCAACTGTCCACCGTGTTCCGTGGCGTGCAGGTGCTTCAGACCGCCATCACCGGCCTGCCGATCGTGGAACAGCGCGGCGGCCGTGACCTGCCGGACGTGAGCCCCATGGTGTTGCAGCCGGACGTCTCCCGTTCACGACGTGATTTCATCGCCGACATCGTGGCCTCGCTCGTGCTCGACGGCAACGCGTTCACCCGCATCGTGCGCGACTGGCAGGGCGAGATCGTCACATGCGAGGTACTGCCGCCGCAATACGTGACCGTCACCGACGAAAGCGACGACCCGGCACGCCCCGACCTGCGGTTCTCCTATCTCGGCCATGCCTACACCGCCGATGACGTCGTGCACAGCAAATTCCTCAACGTGCCCGGCCGACTGCGCGGACTCGGCCCCATCTCGGCGGCACGCGAGGAGATCGAGGCCGCGCAACTCGCGCGCGACTACAAGGCGAAGTTCTTCACGGACGGCTCGAACCTCAAGGGCTATCTGCGCACATCAGAGAACATCACACAGGAAGCCGCGCAGCAGGCAAAGGCATCATGGAAGGCGTCGGGCGAGGCCGGCGACATCAAGGTAGTCGGCAAGAACCTGGAATACGTGCCGCTCTCACTTAAGCCAGCAGACCTGCAGTTCCTCGAGACTCAAAAGTTCGACACCACGCAGATCGCCCGTCTGCTCGGCATCCCGGCAAGCATCATGCTCGCCGCCGTCGATGGCTCGAACCTCACCTACAGCAACATCGAACAGTCGTGGATAGAGTTCGCGGACTACACGCTGGCGGCCTACACCGGCGAGATCGAGGAGATCTTCAACCGTCTGCTGCCGCGCGGCCGGACCGCGAAGTTCGACTGGGACAGCTCGCAGCGCGCGAATATGAGCGACCGCTACACGGCCTACAAGACAGCCATCGAGGCCGGTTTCCTCACCGTCGATGACGTGAGGCGCAAGGAAGGGCTGCCGGCGCTCGGAAAGGAAGAAGACCAATGAACATCGAGAAACGCGAAATCGCCTGGAAGGGCCTGAAGCTCCGCTCCACGGACGACGCCGGCTCATCGACGGTGGAGGGCGTCGCCGTGCCGTTCGGCGACATCATCGACACGTGGGACGGCGCGGAGACCTTCGACCGAGACTGCTCGTTCGACGGGCTTGACGAGGCGAAACTGTGCTTCGAGCACGGCGAGACCATCGGCCGCATCACCAAAGCGGAAAGCACGGACGACGGACTGCACATCACCGCGCGGATCAGCGACACGGCACGCGGCCGCGATGCCATGACCCTGATACGTGACGGTGTGCTCGACAGCTTCTCGGTCGGATTCATTCCTCTCGAATCGCAGAAGGACCGCGACGGCATCACCCACCGCCGCAAGGTCCGTCTGCTTGAGACCAGCATCGTGAGCTGGCCGGCCTACCAGAACGCGAAAATGACCAAATCAGCGGCACCAGCCGTGGAACAAAGGAAGGAAACCATGGAGAACAACGAATTGATGGACCTGATCCAGTCCATGCAGGAGGAACAGCGCGGCATCAAGGCCGAGATCAGCAAGATGGGCGCGAAACCGGCGCCGGCTGCCATCGGCGCGGCGTACCGGAGCCACGGCGAATACATGCAGGCCCTCGCGCGAGGCGACGAACAGGCCATGACCGTGATGAAGGAATGCCGCGAACTGATTTCCACCAAGGACACCGGCAACACCGCCACCTGGATCGCCGATGATCTCAAACTGATAGAGGACCGCCGCAAGGTCTCCCAGCTCCTGACCCATGACACGCTCCCGGCGACCGGCATGAGCATGGAATACCATGTCGTGACCTCCGACACCACAGCCGTCGGCAAACAGGAGACGGAAGGCTCAACGCTTTCCTTCGGAAAAGTCGCCTTCGGCACCAAGACAGCCGACATCAACACCTACGGCGGCTACACCACCCTCTCCCGCCAGACCATCGAACGCAGCACCACGCCGATGCTCAACACCGCGATCACCGCATTGCAGAACGCCTACGCGAAGGCCACCGAGAAGGCAGTGCGCGACCACCTGTACGCGGAGATCAAGGCGCAGCGCGACGCATCCTCTAACGCCAACAAGATCGACGCGCCACAGTTGGCCAACATGACCATCGACGATTGGGTGTCACTCATCATCGACGCGTCCGAACTGGCCGACGACCGCAACGTGTCGCTGACACGCCTCGCGGTCTCCAAAGACGTGCTCAAGGCACTGGTGAAACTCAAGGACACCGGTGACCGGTTCTTCAACCTCAGCGGCGACGGGTCGGACACCATCGGAAGTTTCGACCTGACCGGCGTGGCCGGCACGTTCATGCGCGTCCCTGTCGTGCTGCTGCCGAACGCCGACGCCGGACTGGCAAGCTTCATCGACCCGGCCGCCGTGACCGTGTGGGAGTCCGGCGGCCCCGCGCAGCTGACGGACGGGGACGTGACCGGCCTGACAAACTCCTACAGCGTCTACGGGTACATGGCGGTGGCCACGACCCATGCGGACGGCCTGATCCCGGTGAAGTTCGCCACGGCATGATGATCGCTGACGACACCCTTCTGCAACGACTCCGCGACGAGGTGGGCGTGCCGGCAGGAGAGGATGACCGGCTCTCGGCCAAACTCTCCACCGCGCGCCGATACGTCGCGCACGCCGTCGGAGACGCGACCGTGGACGATGACCTGCTGGCCGATTGCATCGTCTCCTGCGCCGCCGACCTGTTCAACATGCGTGATGCGCGCCTGGGCGTGATGGACGTGGGAGACTCGACCGTGGAACCATTCAGAATCTCCACCGACCCGCTCCGCTCCGTCTGGCCGAAACTCCGCGCCGCCGGCGTGCTCACCGGGGGCATGGTGATCGCATGAACATCCAGGAACAACGCGCCACGCTGATGAACACGCTCACCGACATGCTCGATGGACTGGTCAGCAGCGTCAGCATCGACGCCCAACTGATCCGCCCGACAGCAGGCAAAGTCGCGGTGTTCATCGAACCGCCAACCGTGGAATGGCCATCATGGGGCCCGCCAGAACCGGTCTGGACGTTGGACATCATCGCCGGCACGCCGGCCACGCAGCCATCCGCAGTCGATGACATCCTCGCCGCGCTCGACCGGCTCGCCGACAAGGGCCTGAACCTGCAGAAGGCCACGCCGGCAAGCTGGAGCCTGGCCGGAGTCGGCACGCTCGCGGCCTACCAGGTCACACTGAACGCTCTGGAAACCGAATAAAAACAAGGAAAGGAAAACAATCATGGCTGGAAAGATCCGCACGCTCGGCCCAGGCATCTTCAAAATCACCGACACCGCAAACGGCAGGGACTTCAGCGCCGACCTGACCAAGGCGCAGCTGAACCCGTCGAACAGCAGCGACGACCCGACCACCTACCTCGACGGATCAGAGGAGACGAACACCACGACCACATGGACGTTCGAGGGCACCGTGGGCGACGACTTCAGCGAGGACGGTCTGGCCGTCTGGCTCTTCGACCACAAGGGCGAGACGCTGCCGGCCCAGTTCGTACCGAACGAGACCGGCAAGATCCAATGGACCTTCAACGTCACCATCGCGCCAATCGCCATCGGCGGCGACGTCAAATCGAAGAACACGAACGATCTGAGCTTCGCCGTCACGAACGTCGCCCACGCCGCATACGAGGGCAAGTGATGGCGGACAAGGCGCTGATGGTCGTCGGCCAGAAACGCTTCGTGCAGACGATGCGCAAGGCCGGCGCGGACATGGACGACCTGAAGGAAGTGAACCGCGAAGCCGCGCAGATAGCACTGCCAGCGGTCCGCAACCTCGCGCCGCGCGGCAAGACCGGCAGGTTGGCTGGCAGCCTTCGAGTCGGCGCAACGAAACGCGCCGGCGTCATCCGCGCCGGCCGCAAGGCCGTGCCATACGCCGGCCCAATCAACTACGGCTGGCCCGCCCGCCGCATCAAGCCAAGGCTCTTCGTCAACAACGGCGTCGCCTCAACCGAGAGCCAATGGCAAAAGGTCTACAAGGACTTCATAGACAAGACACTGAACCAAGTGAAAGGAAAATGACATGGCAACCACCCGCATCACCTACACGGACGGGACCAGCGAGCTCGTGCCGATCACCATGCGCGCCACCTGCAAGGCCGAGGCGCACGCCATCGAGGCCGGCTGGGGGCCCATCACCCAGTCACCCGTCCGGTCCGGGGCCTACGCGGCCTACGCGGCCCTGCGCATGGCCGGCCACAATCTGCCAGACTTCGAGCATTGGCTGGACACCGTGGCCTCATTCGACCTCGCTGCCGCGAAGGAGGAACCGGAAGAAGGAAACCCTACGGACTAGCCGCGTGGCCCAAAGGCTCGCTCGGCCGTCTCTCGTTCCTCCTGGCAAGCCGTTTCGGCGGCACGCCATGGCAGTGGAGGAACGAGGCCGACGAATTGGATTGGGGCACCGGACTGGCCGAACTGCTCAAGGAAGCGGAAGAATCGCAGAAGGAGTGAACCGTGGCGCACAGCGCGATCATGAGCGTGCGCATCACCGGCAACGCCGATGATGCCGTCAAGGCGTTCGAGAAGACCACCACGAAGGCGGCCGCTTTCGGCAGCGCCATCGGCGGGCTCGCCGTCAAGGGCGTGACCGCGCTGTGGGACACGGTGAAGGGCTTCGCCGGCGACGTGGTGAACATGTCGGACAGCACCGACAAGTTCATGAACACCATGAGCTTCGCCGGCATCGACACGAAGGCCGTGCAGGCAGCAGCGAAGGAAACACGCAAATACGCGGACGACACCGTGTACGGGCTCGATGACATCCAGAACACCACCGCGCAGCTGGCCGCCAACGGCATCGGCAACTACATGGAACTGACCGAGGCGGCCGGCAACCTGAACGCAGTGGCCGGCGGCAACGCCGACACGTTCAAAAGCGTCGCGATGATGCTCACGCAGACCGCAGGCGCGGGCAAGCTCACCACCGAGAACTGGAACCAGCTGACCGACGCCATCCCGGGCGCGTCCGGCAAACTCCAGGAGGCCCTGCTGAAGAACGGCGCGTACACGGGCAACTTCCGTGACGCCATGGCCAAGGGCGAGATCACGGCCGACGAGTTCAACCAGGCGCTGCTGGACCTCGGCATGACCGACGTGGCGAAACAGGCCGCGACATCCACCAGCACCATCGAGGGAGCCATGGGCAACCTCGAAGCCGCCGTGGTCGGCGGTCTGACCGACGCGTTCAACCTGTTCAAGCCGGCGGTCACGGGCGGCATCAACGCGGCATCAACTGCCGTGACCAGCCTGGCCACCAACGGCGTGCAGGGATTGCAAACGTTCTTCGGCCAGGTCAAGGACACCGGCGCGTTCACCGCATTGCAGTCCGCCGCGCAGTCAGTCGGCGGCGGCCTGCAATCATTGTGGAACGGCATCATGGCGGTCGTGAACGCGATGACCGGAGGACAGCCGGCGGGAACCGCGTTCGGCAACGTGCTCAACACCGTCGCCACGGCCGCGCAGACGGTCGGCGGCTGGCTGAAGACCGCCGGCGACTGGATCAGTCAGAATCTCGACCTCGTGACCCCTCTCGTGGCCGCGATCGTCGGAGCCGTGGCGGCCGTCACCGCCGTCACAACCGCCATGCGGATTGCCGCCGTCGCTCAGGCACTGCTCAACGCGGTCATGGCCGCGAACCCGATCATGCTGGTCATCACGCTCATCGCCGCGCTCGTGGCCGGACTCACCTACTTCTTCACCTGCACCAACACCGGCAAGGCCGTGTGGTCTAGCTTCACTAGTTTCCTCTCCGGCTGCGTGCAGGGCATCATCGGCTTCTTCTCCGGTCTCGGCTCCACCATCGTCGGCATCTTCAACTCGGCCGCGAACGGTGCCAGGAACGCGTGGAACGGCGTAGTCGGCTGGTTCCGCGGACTGCCCGGCTCCATAGCCGGGTTCTTCGGCAACGCCGGCAGCATCCTGTACAACGCCGGCGCAAGCATCATCAGCGGTTTCCTCAACGGCCTCAAATCGATGTGGAGCAACGTGACCGGCTGGATCAGCGGCATCGGCGACTGGATCAGCGCGCACAAGGGCCCGATCAGCTACGACCGCCGGCTCCTGATCCCGCACGGCAAGGCCATCATGACCGGTTTCGCGCAGGGCCTCAACAACGGTTTCGACAACTCCGTGGAAACCGCCATCGGACGCGCCAACCGCAGACTCGCATCCATGCCGCTCACCCTCTCCGCCCAAGGGCAGGGAGCCACGCCCGCCGTCGTCAACACATGGAACGTGGAGATCAACGGCGAGGTCATCGACAAGGCCGGCACCGCCAAGGCCATCAAACGACTGCTGGCCGACTATGACGCAAGGAGGTCGTGATGCAGCAATGCTTCATGTTCATCGACACCGGCAGCGGCTGGACGCCGGTGAACGATTCCACCAAGGACATCGCGGCCCTGGACTCATTCACGATCGACTGGGGCAGCGACACCATCGACGAACAACCGGAACCCGCCGTGATGTCGTTCACCCTGCGCGACCGCACCGGACGGCTCGCAGGCCAGGCATTGACATTGGCCGGCATGAAGGTGATCGTGCAGTTCTCCAACCAGCCGCGATGGATGGACCTGACACCGGCAACGGGCAGCTGGCAAGATCTGCGCATCACCATCGACTCGCTCCACAAGACGTATTCGCCAGACTCGCCAGACTCGCCAGACTCGCCATCCGAAACAATGTTCGCCGGCACCGTCTCCACCGGCGGCAGCATTGAACTGGCCAGCGACGGCGGGTGGCTGCTCAACCTCTCCGCCACATCGAGGATGGCCGTGTGGAAGCGCCTGCAATCCCAAGGACCGACAGACACGGCCGCGAAATGGGACGGCGCGCACTGGATAGGCACGCCATCCGCGCGCCTCAAGGAGATGAACCGCAGGGCCTCGGCGCAGGGAGCACCGGAAGCCCAACTGGACGGGCTCGCCCTGCCGTCAAGCGTCGCGCCATACACGCCATCAGACCACCCATCGCAGCTCGACCTGCTGCACCGGCTCACCGCCGGGCCACGACTCCCCCAATGGCATGAGGTCTACGACGGCGCGGCATCAATCCTCAGGCCGCTGTTCCTCGCCGACCCGATCGCCGTGCACCTGACGTCGGACGGCCGACTCAGCATCCTGACCGGCGGAGAGACCCGCCACGCGCTCTCGGCGGCCGACATCGAAGCATCGACGGATCTGAGCATCACCGAACCTTTGACACAGGTCGTCATCAACGCGAAACGCGTCAAATCGGACAACGGCAAGCTCTCTTTCGACGACGTGGAGATCACGATGGGAGACCAGGACCGTCTGCCACCACAATTGACCGCCATGCAGAAGAGCCTCACCCTCGATTCCGACATGCTCGCCGTGGACGACTCGGGCGGCGTATGGAACAGCGGCGGCACCTCGAACGTCAGCGACACGAACCGCGCCAACATCGCGCAATGGCTCGAATCGCACGACCTGCGCATGGTACCGGAGACAGTGACGTTCAACAGCACGCGAATCGACCCGGCACGACTTCCATGGCTGTACAAGGCAAGCCCATCCGGCCCGTTCATCATCGTCAAAGCCACAGCGTCGGCCCTGACCGGCTCCGACGGCCGGCCTGCTTTCACCGGCCCCATCACGACAATCGGCGGGACGCTCTCATACCGATGGCGCGACGGCACGCCAACACTCACCCAGGAAGCGACTTTGGCCGCGCTCCGCCCGCTGCTGACCGGGAAGATCACATGGGCCGACCTGCCGGATCTCGCCTGGCAGAACCTCGACATGCACATCTGCGACCTGTCCATGATCCAGACCATCGACTGAAAGGAACACCATGACAGCAACAACACCAATCTACGGACTCTCATATCCGGAAGGCTCGGACCTCGTGTCATCCGCGCCGGACTCGTTCAAGGCCATGGCCGGCACGTTCGAGCAGGCGCTTTACGCGGTCGACCAGCGGTCCACCCCAGCCGGCGCGACACCTGTGATCGCCACCACGCTCGAATCGCTGAAGGCACAGACAGCCACGGTCGGCCAGACCGGCTTCGTCACCTCGGACGGCGACAACACCGGCCCGTACCTCTGGGACGGGACCAGCTGGCATCACGCACACTGGTACACCGCCGACGACAAAGCCAAAACAACGCTTGTCAACAAATCAGGCTGGAAATGCGAATACATGATAAAACATGGATTCGTTTACGTCACGGTCAATCTTTCGGACAGTGGCAACAAAGGATGGAGCGAAAGCCAAATGCCCGGCACACTCCCCGAGGAAGCACGACCGCCGCTCGACCTGAATTTCACACCGCTGTGCTCCAACAACACTTCCATCGGCGTGTTCATCGTCAAATCCACCGGAGTCATCGTCTACTCGCGTCGCGGCGGCTCGCAAATCTCCGACACGCGTTATGCAACCATGATGTGGCCGGCCGCATGACGGATCTCATCATCGCCATCGTCGGCGCGGTCGGCGCGGTAGTCGGCGCACTGGTCTCCACCCTCTCGGCCGCCGCGAAGAACAAGATGGAAGCCTACAGGCTCGCGCAGAAGATGCAGGCCGACAACCAACGCCTCTGGCAATGGAACCGGCAACTCATCGACCACATCTACCGGCGCGCCCCACCACCACCGCCGGAACCACCTGAAGACCTGTTCGACTAAAGGAAGGAAAGGAACCACATGAGCGGCATCATCTGGAAAGGAAGCCCGAACCATTACGTGGGCCGCAACGGCTACGGCGTCACGCACATCACGCTGCACATCATGGTTGGATACCTCGCCGGCACCGATGCAACGTTCGCCAACCAGTCGAGCCGGGCATCGGCACACTACGGCATCGGCGCGACCGGAGAGATCCACCAATACGTGTCGGAACTCGACGGCAGCTATTCAGACGCGAACTACGCATCGAATAATTCGACCATCAGCATCGAGCACGAGGGCGGCATGGCCGACGGCGCGGTATGCACCCAGGCATGCATCGACGCAAGCGCACGGCTCTGCGCCGACATCGCACGCCGATACGGATGGAAGAGACTCTGGCACGACGGACGGAACGGCAACGTGTGGCTGCACCGGGAGATACCCGGCACCGATCACGCAGCATGCCCCGACCTCGCGCCCAACGGCCTGCCCTACCAGCAGGTCATCGACAAAGCAAACCGGATACTCGAAGGAGAAACCATGTCAAACGCAGGCGACGACGTATGGAATTGGGCGTACGAGCCCGGCGGGAAGAACGCCACGGCGGGCGGCAACATGTACAACCTGCTCAACTACGAACTGCCCAAACGCATCCGCGACAGCATCATGCAATACAACTACAAGAACACCGCCCCCGGCGGCAACGTGTACAACACCATCTGCTTCGAGATCCCCGGAATGCTCAAACAGCTCACCAGGACCGTCGAATCGCAGCAGAAGCAGATCACCGCGCTCACCGAGAAGATCACGGCGCTGGAAGGAACGAAGCAATGACCGAAACGACCGAAAACCGCCTGCCCACGACCGAGACCACCGAAACGGCCATGCCAGTGTCCGCGCAGGTGCAGGCCGCCGCCGAAGACGACGCCGAAACGACGCCGAAGATCGACAGCGGCACCATATCCAGATTCCTCGTTCTGCTGTTTGCACTCGTCAACCAGGCACTGACCATGTTTGGCCATCCTGTGCTCAACATCGACGATGCGACCATCACGCAGCTCGTCACGCTCGCATGGACCGCCGGCAGCGCCATCTGGTGCTACTGGAAGGACAACGACGTGACGAAACGAGCCCGTGTCAAGAAGGCCAGACTGTCGGCGCGGCACGCAGCCTAGCCGAGCCGGACGGCCGCCGTGGCCTCGCGCAGACGGCCGTCCGGCATGGCCACGTAATGCTCCGTGGTCTCCACGGACTCATGGCCGAGCAGTTCCGCGACCACGAACAGATCGTGTGTCGCGGCGTAGGCCGTGGTGGCGAACCGGTGGCGCAACGTGTGCGCCGCCCACCCGTCCGGCAGCAGATGGCTGATGTGATCCCCGATGTAGGACTCCTCGACATGCCCGACGAACCGTCCGGGGAACAAATAGCCGTTCGCGGCCGTCACGACGGCGGCCAGATCGTCCGGCATCGGCACGATGCGCTGTTTGTCGCCCTTGCCTCGCACGATCAGCGAACGGCCGATGCTGTCGGCCACCACGTCGTCGCTGTGTACGCGGGCGATCTCGCCACGCCGCAGGCCGCACTCTGCAGCGAGCCGGATCATGAGCTTTTCCGACGGCGTGGCCTTGCCCATCGCTTCTGTGATGTATCTGTCCGGGCATGGCCGTGGATGCGCGTGTGGCTTCTTCACCCTGGGCACGTCCAGACTCGGATCGTCGGCTCTGCGGCCGCTTTTATGCAGCCATCTGAAGAACGACGAGATCGTGTTCCGGTACGCCTTGCGCGTCTCCGGTTTCCATTGCTGCCTTGCGAACACCCGCACGATCTGCTCCGTGGTCACGTCCATGGGACCCGAAGGCATGAGCAGCGCCGCAAGATGGACCATCTTGTATCGACGGCTTTTGATTGTCTGTGCTGATAGGCCGGCCGCCCTGAGGGTGTCAGTCCACCCTTCGATGCTTCTGCGCCATGGGACCGGTGCGCTGATTCTGTTTCTCATGATCCATCATGCACCCCCGAATCGTTTAGGCCGCTAAAATGAGCTTGGATAAGCTCAGAAGTCCCATGGATTTGAACCGTGGACCTCTGGTGTCCCCAGAGGTCCACGGTTCAAATCCATGCCCCGCTACCAATTGAAACCGGAAACCTTTTGGTTTCCGGTTTTTTGTTTTCCCCAGGACGTTTCGCTCCTTTTATATAAAGTCCCCATACATATCGAACGCAACCGGCACACACAACGTATGGTCATGCCGCCGCAGCCTTCATAATCGAACATAATCGCAAACCATGTATTAAAGCGCTTTACCAAAAGTATTTGAAGAAAGTACTTGTAGCCGCATCGCCGTAATCGTTACGAAAAAGGGAAATCACAAAAAGAACACAACTACCTCTATAATCGGCTATATGAATGAAGCAACATCATCAAGCGCGACACCGCGCACAAAGGCAACAGCAAAGACAACAGC